ATATTATTTAAGGCCTATAGTCTACCTTTTGGGTAAATTGATTATAGCGAAGCGTCTTCCATACCAGCGACTCGGAGTTTTACAATATTAGTAATTTGCCATTGTTTCTGGTCAAGTGCCTTAGTAATACCTAGCCATTTGTTGCGAAGTAAAGCAAACTCGTTGATAATCTTTTCAAAGTCAACAACGTCTGCTTCACCTTCAACAAACTTTTCACAATCTCTCGAGCTTAGTGCTCTTTGATAGTTTTCAAGGTACTTTCTAAAATGCTGACTCTTAAGTCTGCGAAGTTCAATGTTAAGGTACTCTAAAATTGCCTCAATTTCTTGTAGTTGACTGAAACGTTGTTCTACAATCCCAGGCATTGACGCGGCCGCTCTTTCAACATTACCGGTAATCCAACACTCTTTACGAGCATCGATTAGTTCAGTATTGTAGAAATCTACAGCGTCAGGAATATAAGAAATATCCTTGCTAACTTTAACGTACCAACCCATTAGAAATCCAATTCTTTATAATCTTCGTCTTCAGCGTCTTCATCAAGATAGTATTCAATAGCAGAATCTAAAGTGTCGTCAACGCCGGTTGCACTTTGCAACACTTTGTCACTAACACCGTGATCTGCCAATAAATCTACATAGCGTTCAGCTACAAGTTCTAGTTGCTTCTTGTCAATATAGTCTGCGAATAGTAACCAGACATCACCAATTTGTGTTTCATTCAACATTTTCATCTATCTCCGTAGGAATGGTAGTTGTTGTTTCAGGCTTGATATGGAATTTCGCCATTATCATATCTAATTTATCATCTTTCCATTCTTTTCGATAGAATTTGAATTCCTCACCAGTCTCAGGATCATTCCACTTGAGTCTGTTACCTTCTTGCTTTAGTAGACCTTGTTTTTCAAACATATCTACTAGGCCGCTGTAAGGATTCATACCGGTTGTGTATGGGATTTTAATTTGAAGTGTTTCAAATGGCTTGCTGTAACGAGTTTTCATAATCTTGCAACTAGCACGAATGCCATTTACTTCTGAAACCTTGTTACCGTCTTCATCTTCTTTCAACTTCAGCTTTTTCATTGCAACAACAATACTAGATGCGTAAACAAATCCTTGTCCGCCTGATATTTTGTCGTCTGGATCAAACATATCTTGACTTGCGTATGTGTGATTTGTACAAACCATGCCTACATTATAAGTACCGAACATGTTAACACAATTACGAACTAATGAGGTTAATGCTTTTGGCTTACGGCCCATATCACCCTTCATATCACCAGCTTGGAACTGGTTAATGTCAGTAGGGGTAAGCAACATACCCAGTGAGTCTATGACAAACATGACCTTAGGACGTTCTGCCATTGCTTTATACTCGTCCATAAATTCATGGATTGTTTTAGCCACATCATCAATCATGGCCATGTTGAGTTTTAGTAGTTTGCTCTCGCTAGTGTCAACACCGAGGTCTTTCAACCATTGTTCGTCAAGTGCATTTTCGCTATCAATTAAGATAACATAAATTCCTTGCTCTTGTGCGTGTTTGACAATGTTGCCTGAGCATATATAACTCTTGCCGGCACCAGATTCGCCAGCAAATACAGTAACTTTACCCAAAGGAATACCTTTGTTCCAGTCACCGCTGATCAGATAGTTAAGCGCAAAGTTACCTGTGCTAACCCAATCTGTAGGATCGTTAAATCCTACACCTAGACCGTCAATTGCCTTGGTCAAGGTTTTACGAAATTTTGAAAGATCGAATGCTTTCGTTGCCATATTGTTTTTCTCCTAATAGATAACCTGGGCGTACAACTAGATTGCAGAGGCCCAAGCCGTTTTTACTTCTGACGATTGCGAATCATTGCCAAGATGTCTGCGGCACGACTGTCGCCGCCACTGTCACTTGGTGTTTCTGCTTTAGGTGCCACTGCCGGAGCAGTTGCTTTTGGAGCAGGTGTGTCATCTTCATCATCATGTGATGCCGCTGGAGCAGGTGCGGCTTTAGGAGTAGATGTCTTTTGTGGATCACCTGTATTCTGACTCATGCCAGCTGGTTTGAAATACTGTCCCCAACGTTCCATGTCATATGGTTCGCCATCAACTGATGCTTCAAACATTTCTTTCATAACTTTCAATTCAACTTCGCCTGGCTTCTTTGGCAAGAAGTCTGACAAGTTAAACAAACCATGTTGTTTAATAGCCGCATTTTCTTCGTCATTTAGTGGACGCTCACGACGTGCCCAACTTGATGTTGAGTAGTCAGCATAGCCGCCTTTGCTACCTTTCTTCATACGATAGTCTAAACCATGTACCAAGTCAGTTGGCAAATCTTCCAATTCTGGATCAACCAAAGCCGCACGGATTGATGTAAAAATCTGTGGACCGAT